TTTTTCTTACTCTCTGTTGCTACTTCATAGTCCATTGTATGATACACTGAACCCAAGTAGTCTGCTGCTTTTGTGATCTTGCTTTGCATCCAACCTTCAATGCCTTCGGCCTCCGAAACACCTTTTAGCATATCATGTAGTTTCATTGAATACTTTGCAATTTTGTACAGTTCAGCACGTGCCATTTGTACTTCGTGATCACGCTCTGCAATATCAGCCATATCAACTAGGCCTTCACTAACATTTTCTGCATTGCAGTTACAATGCTTGCAAGTTGGTGGGCATGTGCAGTCTTCAGCTTTTACATCTGAACCGCAACATTTATCTGAACAATGTGTATCTCTTTTAGCCATTTCTATCTCCGGAGTTCTTGCTATTATTTATCGTTTTTTCTTATGACCCAGTAAGTTTGTGTTTTGGTCTAGTGCATTTACCACTGTGCCGTTTTTGTCTTTTTTCTGCGGTGCTTGTGGTGCGCCATATTTGCCTCGTTTGATTACACCTCCAATAGGAGCACTAACTGCTGCTACACTACTTGCATCTGTTTCTTTTAATACGTCTTTGATTTTCATGTTCCACCTACTAATTTTCCATGCAATGGATGGTTTGTACGACCGGGTTTTGCTTTGGGCATTTTATCTTTGCCTTTTGCTTGATCTGCATGTTTGTATTCTTCGCTCATGCTTTCCGCATATTTTGCTGCCAGTGCATCGCCTTTCTTTTCAAAGAAACGCTTTAGTGCAACACCGCCGATAATAAGTGCAACTGCCATACCAATTTCAAACTTATTATCGATGAGCATTTGTGTCATTTCTTCGCCAATTTGACTCTTTACCCAATCCCAACCTTCTTGCATTGCTTGATATGCAATTGTGCCTACTGCAATTTGTTTCCAATACTTTTTGACAATCCATTTAAGCACTGACCAAGCACCTTTTCTAATAGCCCATTTGATAAGCCATTTTGCAGCTATACCAATAGCAGGACCAACTTCGTCAATTTGCGAATCGTCTAATTTCTTTTTGTTTTTCCACGCATCTTTATCACCTTGGGCTGCTGCTTTTCTACGTGCAGCAATTTTATCTCTCACACTAGGTTCAAACTTTTCAGGTTTTTTCTTTATTGTTGTGCGTTTTGTATGCTTTGGAACAAAACCAAATATTTCATTTACTTTCACATTGATCTCCTAACGTAAATCAATTGTACATCTGGGCCATATTGTGCTTTGATAAGTCTATGTGCTTCTTGTTTTGTACGGGCAGTAATTTTGATTTTGATAGCCTGACTGTAAGTGCGATTACGTACACGGATATGGGCTTCCCACACAATAAATTCAGGTCTTGTAAATTCTCTCAAAAGCATACTAGTATTTATCGAAATCAAATAACTTGCGTATAGAAATATCGTCTAGGTCGTGCCCGCCTTCCATAAGCGCAAGTTCGTATGCTGTATATCTTTTTTCGTTTAGTTTTCCGTCAGTGCGTAAAAATGGGGGCAATCCGTCTTTAGTGACGTTGTGTCCTAGTTTATTTGCTTCAATAGGTATTTGATTTACACCAACATCTACTGTGGTATTTACGCCCTTTACAATTCTTGCATCTTCTGATAGATCTAATATTCTCATAGCAACTTTCTAAACTTTTGTAGAGTATTTAGTTTAGGTACAGGCATATCAGAATCTACTGGTTCATTGTTGACTCTATACATCATATGTTTAAAATTATAAATGACTGTATCAATAAAATATTTTTGGAATTCTTTATAATTTCTATATCTTGATAGTTTGTCTACTTCTAGCATAAATGCTTGTAATCTTTTATGCGGAGCCTCAATTTCATCAAATCCATAATCAATTAAATCAAATGTTTTATATCCTTGTCTTACAAAACTTTTGTATATTCCTGCTTTACCATAAATCAAAAAGGGTTTATGATTCCAAATATTTGTATGCACTCTGTAGCAAACAGAATTAGCAAAAACATCTTTATTACAAATAATTGTAAACAATCCATTAGAACCTACGTCATAGCCGTCAAGTTCTTTTAGTAATTCACCAGTTGCATCAAGATTATAATCAACATCAAGTTCAAGTAAACAATCAGGTTTATTTATTTTTGGTTGATTTTTTATTGTAAATAAATTGTGTATAACACAATGTCTTGCAATGCTCATTTTCTACCGCGGAATTTTGCACCAGTCATGTGAGGCAAACTAAACCAAAGTTTAAACCATTCTTCATCGCCTGGTTTTATTCCTTTTTCTCTTTCAATGCGTTTTTTCTCACTGGCTGCGGCACTCATATCTTCAGGCGTATATGCTTGGTACCCTTGGAATTCACCTATCCCTGCCAGTTTCTTTAGATCTTCTATATTCATGCCAATATCTATTTCGTTCATTTGTGCTGAGTCTTTGAGATTCAAACTCTTTGTGCTTGTGCACATACCAAGTAATGCTGTACCCCATAGGGTACTCGCTGATTATTTCTTCTTGCGTCCCGACTTCATGTTTGCGCACCAATGATACATCCTCGCTTTCTCACCAGAGCTGTTCTTTGCTCTTTTTCTTAAACTTGTTACTGATCCATTACAACTTGCGCCAGCTCGCTTTACACGCCCTGGTCTGCTTTTGCCTTTTTTCTTACCATCTGCAAAGTTTTCGTTGTATGCTTTGTCTGCTGCTGCTTTTGCATTTGCACCATCTGGATGCTTTGGATTAATAGCAACAACTTCGCCGTTGATTAATTCGCTGATGTTTGCACTCTTACCTACACGATCTAGCAGTTGATGCAGTTTATCATTTGGATCATAGTTGCCACTTTCATAGCCTTTTTTGCCACGCACTTCGGTACGGTTTCCTGTAGTTGTATCTACAATATGTAGAACATCCATGTCGGCATCTCGTTCTAATTGTAGTTTGAATCCTTCGTCAACTTTTTTTTTAGATTCGGGTTTTTTCTTGTAAGTGTCTAGACCAGGCTTTAACTTGTTTGTGCTTGCAATACGATCTGCTTTGTTACTGCTGCTTTGTGCCATACGCTTCATTGCACCTTCTACAACACCCATACCCTTGCGCACAGCATCATACATCTGTTGTGCAATTTTGGGGTTAGCAACACCTTGTTGAAAACTTTCAAAGTCACCTGCTGCTGCCGCTGCTCTCATTTTACTGGCACTCATGCCTTCTGCACCTTCTGCATCAGGATCACGCTCGCCTGCGCTAACAACTTCAATGTTGTCGAAGTTATATTCTTTACCGTTGTACTTATTGATAAGATTTGTAAAGTCTGCAATTCTGTCGCTGCCAGCAACATATATTAAATCTGTGTAACCCATTGCATTTACTTTTTGCAATGCTTGTATAATTGTTTTTACATCATTGCTACCCACTGTTACATTAGGAAAACTTGCTTGTGCAAACTTCAATTTTTCTGGAAACGGTAATGGATCAGTTTTTGGCTTTTGACTTTGACTTACAAAGATATATGGATCGCCTGGTAGGCTTGCTACCTTATCTGCAAGTTTTTTGTGTCCAATAGTAGGAGGATTCATACGTCCAAATGCTACTACTGCTGTACCTTTGTTTTCAAATAACTGTCTCAGTTTCATTGTGGTGTCCACCTCTGCCTTGGCACCAGCTTTGTTTTACTACCAAGAGCAACATATCCCTCGCCGCCCTTTTCGCCGCTTGTACTCTGTTTTACATCTGCAGGTGCATCATCTAATTGTGAAATGATATTATCTTTTGTTGTCATAATTTGTTTTACAAGACTGAAAATTGCTGGCAATGCTGTTGGATTTTCTTCATTCATTTGCGCAATCTTTGCCTGTTTGTTTGCACTTACTTTGGAACCTTTTAACCAGTTGAAAAAGCCCTTTTCAATACCTGCTAGGTTACCTGCTTTGCTTGTTTGATTTACATATGTGTAGATGATGTTTTTCATGTCACTTAGTCCAGGACGTGGCTCTAAGAAACTATCAATTGCTTTTGCATTTTTTCTTGCATAAGCTCTAATGTTGCTGGTTTGTGATGTGTCTACACTAGGTTGATGAGTCACGTATGTTTGACCCATTACAAGTGCTTGTCCTTTGTTGAGATCTGCTACGTCTGAAATAGGCTGACCTGCTTTGTCTCCAAAGTTGCCATATTTTGTATGCACCACAACACCCACTGTGGTATTTGCCATACGTTTGCCCAGTGCACTGTTACCATCAACTGTATAGGTAACCAAGTTTGGTGTAAACACTATATTGGCATCTTGTACTTTAAAAGGTTTGCCTGGATAGTACAACAAATCACCATATACATAACCTCTAAAGTTTGGTGGAGTACTAGCTTCCATTACATCAAAAATTTGGGCCATGTCATTTCCAAATCTTTCACGCCAATCTTCGCCTTTGCCGGTGCTGGTGATGAAAGTTTTTAATTCATCTGCACTATAACTTTTGTTTCTGCCCCAGCCATTTTTTCCTACTAGAACAAACCTGCCATCTGGTTCACGTCCCCAATACATTGTAGGATAGCCGTCCCATTTGATTGCAATGTCGCTGTTGTCACTGCCCATCTTATCAAGGATATCTGTTGCACGGATTGCACCACTACTCCCATCAACGAATACAAGATCTTCCAAGTGTTGATATTCTCTACCAACCTTGGCTTCTGTAAGTATCTTGAATTCGTTATAACGCATTAGTATTCGCCTTTACGAAAGTTATCCATTTCGTCTTTTAAGATACTACTAATACACTCCATTTTTTGTCCATCATCCATAAAATCTTCTGGACGTTTCTTAATTTCAAATTTTTTCAAATACTCAGGTATAGCTTTTTCAATCACAGGTAACAACATCTTTTTATTATACTTGCCACCGTCTTTGATGGCTGCCTGTACTTCTGCCATGCGTGGGAATAGGTGCTGACGGTAAAAATCGTTATCCTGTGTCATGTAAATTTTTAAATCTTCAACAACATCATATGGAAGTTTATCGCCAATTTTCATATCGGCTACTGCTTTCTTATCAAAGATTTCGTTTATCATTACCATTTTCTGCAACTCCAATAACGTGCCTTGTGTCTAGGTCCTGGATTGTCGCAATTGTGTCTTGCACGGAAACTTCTGCGTCTTGCAGGATTGTTTTTCTTGATTTTGCTTTTCTTATCACCGAAGTTTACTTTTACCACATTACCGTTTGGCTTTTTGACATATACTTTAAACTTTTTTACATCGCCTTGCATAGGTTTACCAAGTGGAACTTTGCGTCCTTGATATTCAGCTTCGTCGATTTCGTCATCTGCATTGAACCACATTACACCGTATTCTTCAAAAAAATCATTATCGTCATCGTATGTTTCTTCGTCTAAATCTTCGCCAGTGCCTGAGATTTCAATATCAAAATCATCATAGCCCATTTCAAACATATAGTTTGCAAGTTTTTGTGCGTATTCATCACATTCGCTTTCTTCTAGTTCTCTTTCGAGAGGAATGTGAAATACAGTTGCACCTTGTTCACTTTCGAGAATCTGTTGATTTGGAAAAATACTTTCGTCAAGAAGTTGTGGTCCTTCTTGTTTTTCCATTACTACTCTAATATAATGTTCCATACTATCTCCGGCGATTTAATATATTGTATTTATCTATATACTAATTCTTCTATCTTAGTAATGTTGTCGCCTACAATCATGTTAATTAAGAAAATAACTTTTTCGTCTCTAACAAAAATATACTGTCCTTGTATCCAATTGCTGTTTTTACAATTGCTAATAAACGTACTACCAGCTCTACTTTTATCAGTGTTCTTTTGCAGCCAACTAGCAAGTTCTGGTTTACTACGTTTTCTTCCAAATGTAATTTTATATTTGAATTCAGGGTCTTTGTCGACTAAAATAATATTTTTATTTTCTGTTAATAATGATATGTTTTTGGGATTCGGTTCCCAAAGTTCTACCTTGGTATGCAAGTCTTTATACAAACGCTCCAAAAACTTTATATTGTTACTGTACACAAATAATTGATTGATTTCGCAACGAACAGTATAGTCTTGTGCATATCTTAATGTTTTCCAAATATGATTTGCATCTTGTAATGTTTCTGTGGTAATGTGTGTTTCGTTAAATCTGCCTTTCTTGATTACTTTTGCACCTTGTGCATTTTGTGCATTGTAATCATTGAGAAGTTTTGCAGCATAACCTAACTTGCCATCTCTTTGGAATTCAGTGCGGAAAATACTTGCCAGTGTTGAATATATGTTCAACTTGTACAAGTATTTTCCATAATGTAGTTTAGTAGTCTCGTACTTATGTAGTGACTTCATTTGCTTCGGTTTCGATTTCAATCTTATCTGTATATTTGATATGAACTTTACCACCGTTTTTCATATCACCAAACAACAAAGCTCTACTCAGTGGACGCTTGATTTCAGCATCAATTACACGCTGTAATGGTCGAGCACCCATTTTAGGATTAAACCCTTTGTCTACAAGATAATCAAGTGCTTCGTCTTCAATTGTAATTTGTACATTTTTGTCTTTGACTTGATCACGCAATTCTGCAAGAAACTTACCTACAATCTTCATCATTACTTCTTTGCCTAGTTTTGCAAATGTAATTGTAGCATCAAGTCTGTTACGGAACTCTGGTGCAAAATACTTTTTCAAACTAGTGTCTTCGTATTCTTTTTCCATAGTATCGCCAAAGCCGATTGCATTTGTTTCAGCTTCTTTAGCACCCAAGTTTGTAGTAAGAATCAAAATGCTGTTACGTGCATCTGCTTCTTTGCCATTACTGCCTGTGATCATACCGTTGTCCATCAATTGCAACAACACTGCACTTACATCAGGGTGTGCTTTTTCAATCTCATCTAGTAGCAATACACAGTTTGGATTTTCTTGCAACTTTACAATCAGTTGACCTGCATCATCTTCAAATCCAACATAACCTGGAGGTGCACCGATAAACTTTGCAACACTATGTTTCTCTTGATATTCACTCATATCAAAACGCACTAATTGTACACCCAAATGATGTGCAAGTTGTTTGGCTGTTTCAGTTTTACCTGTGCCTGTTGGACCCATAAACACAAACGAACCGATTGGTTTGTTGTCAGGCTTCAGTCCTGCTTGCGCCACAAGAATTTTATCAACAATTGCTTCAATTGCTTCGTCTTGTCCAAACACACTGCCTTTCAAATTCTTTTCAAGATTTTGCAAGTTTTCAGTTTCACGTTCAGCAACTTGCTCTTCAGGAATTTTAACCATTTTAGCAAGTTCAAACTGAATATTTTCTTCATTTACAACACGACCTTTTTTCTGGTCCTTGACCTTGAATCGTGAACATGCAACGTCAATCAAATCAATTGCTTTGTCTGGCAACTTTTTATCAGCTTGATATTTTACACTTAATTTTACTGCTGCGTGAATTGCATCATCTGTGATTTTGGCGCCATGGAAATCTTCATAATACTTGCGAATGCCTTTGAGGATTTGCACAGTTGTATCTTGATCAGGTTCGTCAACGCTAACACGCTGAAATCTACGCATGAGAGCACGATCTTTTTCGAAGTGCTTGCGATATTCTTCCCAAGTAGTTGATGCAACAACTTTGATTGTACCTTTGCTTAGTGCAGGCTTTAGCATGTTAGCCAGGTCGTTGCTCTGATCTTTGCCGCCAGCACCAGCACCTGAAATCATATGTGCTTCATCGATGAACATGATTGTCTTACCTTTTTTCTGTAGTGCAGACAAAACCAATTTAAAACGTTCTTCAAAATCTCCACGATACTTTGATCCTGCAAGCATAGCACCGATGTCTAAACTGTAAACATTGTATTCTTGTAGAAACTCTGGAACTTCTTTGTTTTCAATTCTATAAGCAAGTCCTTCGGCAATAGCAGTTTTACCAACACCCGGATCGCCTACAAGAATAACATTGCTTTTGCTGCGTCTACCTAGCGCCAATGCAACTTGTTCAATTTCTTCCATACGTCCAATTACTGGATCAATTTTGCCTTGTTGAACACTGCTGTTTAGATCTTCAGTGAACGCTTTTAATGCCTTGTTAGCAGCACCACTTAATTCAGCAGTTTCTTCATCTGCATCGATACGTCCTGTGTCTAGGCTAACATAGTTTGTAAATTCTTCTTTGTTGACACCGCCTTTGACTGCTGTAAATGCTGCATAACTTTTCTTTTCGCTAAGAATACTGATAAAGATATCTACAATATCAATTGTGTTTCTGCCTTGAAACAACACTTGTGCAAATGCACGGTTAAGCACACGTTCCACAGTTTGTGTTTTTTTAGGCTTCCATTTTTTGCCTTTTACAGTTTCTGGATCAATCTTAATGTCATCCATTTTTGTGCGGATGTAGTTTTCCAGTGTGCTTTTCATCAAATTATAATCTGCACCATAATCTGTAATTGTGCTTTCGAAAGATGATTCGCACAACATTGCAAACAACAAGTGTTCAAGTGTAATATAAGCATGTTTGAGTTTTTTAGCATCACTTGCTGCTTTGTCAAATACTGCGGTTAGTTTATCACTTGGCTCTACCATTTACTGTCCTTTTAATTCGTTTCTTTTCTGCCATATCGTATTTCAATTTTGATACTCTATCAATATATTGAATACCGTGAAGATGATCATACTCGTGTAAAAAGATACGAGCATCTATATCATCAAATTTTGCTTCTACATGAATTACATCACGCATGTCTGGTGTAAGTGTATCAAACTCTGCAATACAACTTATTGGGCGTTTCACTTTTAATATCAAATCTGGATGACTCAAACAACCTTCTGGTCCTTGTTCAGTCTCCTTACTAAGTCCTTTGATCACTGGATTAATTACAACCAACGGACTTCCATGTTTTTTGTTTAGGAAAGTTTTCATAACAAAGATTTGTCCGTTGAACCCTACCTGATTAGCACTGATACCCAATCCGCTGTGTTTATTCATTACATCGATCATATCAAGTGCAATTGGTGCTGGATGTATCAATTGCATGTCGTAACGTTTGACTGCTGTCTCTAACATTACATTAGGTGCTAGAATTAAGTTCATCATTTATTGTTCTAACTCTTTCTATTTGTTCTGGTAACATTTGAGGAATAACGCCTTTTATAGTTACATATAAATTACCTTGCCTGTTTGTTGCAGGATCAGGCAGTCCGTGACCAGCAATGCTAAGTATTGTGCCTGGATTGGTATTCTTAGGTATATTAACACGTAATTGACCGCCTGTCAAGCTCTCTATCACATATGTAGTTCCTAATATCAACTCAAACACACTAACCTGTAATGTAAGTTTGAGATGATGCCTGTCTCTTTTAAATGTTCTATCAGCTTTAACTCTGCACAATATTTGCAGATCGCCTCTTTGCAACTGCGGATGTGAATTATCTCCTAATCCTTTAAATCTGATTACCTGTCCATCTTGCACACCTGCATGAATACGTAAACTAGCACTGGTCTCTTGTCCATTCAACAACCTGTAAGTAGCAAGCACGTCTTTTCCAGTGGCAACTTCTCTCAAAGTTAGATTAATTCCAATTTTGATATCTCTGTTGCGTCTAACTTGTTGACGTCTTTGTCCAAAAAATTGACTAAACACATCTTCAAAATTCTGTGCATTCATGTGAATTTCTGGTTGTGGATTATCGTACTGTTGACGCTTTTGAGGATCTTTGAGTGTATCGTATGCTTCGTTTATTTGTTGAAACGTTGCTTGATCGCCACCTCTATCAGGATGATGCTGCATCGCCAGTTTTTTGTATGCTTTTTTTATTTCATCTGGCGATGCCTGTTTGTTCACGCCTAGTCTGCTGTAATAGTCCATACTATTACTTATTTAGGCCCTACCTTTTTTTTGCTGAACTTGATTGAGTGTATGCTTGTCCACCAAAGAATGCTGCCACAATAGCTGCAACTGAAACAAAGTAAGTTGCTGCCATGCTGCCCAATACTGACGCTGCTTGATCTAGTTGTAACCATACTGCTAACACAACACTGAATGGATACAATAGCATACCTGCTAAACTGAACCAAGCCATTTTACGTTGTGCATCACGCATTGCATCTGCATCTTCTAACGCTTTGCGTCTAAATTCTAGTTCCATCGCTCTTTCTTCGTCATCTACTCTACCGTCGCCGTTTAGGTCAGCTGGATGATATTCAGATACTGCCGGAGCAGGTGCTGGAGTAGGTTTAGGTGCAACAGGTGCTGATGCCGGAGCAGGTGCGGCTGTTACTGCTGGTTTAGGAGCGGCCGATGGCTTTGATGATCCGCCACCGCTCTTCAAATCTTCTGGTTTTTTCCTTGGCATGGGTGCCCTCCTCTTTTGCCTCTGTATTTATGTAACGTCTTACATCAATTGCCCTTGCAGGATTGTACAGTGCATAACTGACTTTGTTATCCTGATTACCTCCTAGTATTACCCAATATTCTTTGTTGTCAATTGTCTGTGTCTCTACATAAAACCCTACGTGCCCTTGCCAACCTTTGTTGCCTCTTGGAAATACTACAACATCGCCTCTTTGTATATTGTTTCTATCTACACGTTGTCCCCAGTATAAAAAACTACGTGCCATTAGAGGAGGGTATTTGGTTTGATTGTTTAAGTTTGGTATGCCGTCTAGTTCTAATACTGCATTAACAAAAGCGGCACACCATTCTGTGCGCACAGGATCTACGCCAGTAAATTCACGTATTGTTTTGCGATCTTCTCTTTCTTCTAAGCCAATATACGATTGTGCAGTTATAACACTGTCATCAATTTCTGGTCCACATGCTGCTGTAAAGAATATTAAGGCACTAGTCTTGTACCACTGCACCATCCATTGCTTCCTCTGCTGCTTGATAATAGCCTTCGTATGCTGCAATGATTGCCTGCTGTTGTTGAACCAATGCACGGATATCACTGAAGTTTAATCCTAAGTTACCGTAACCTTCTCCTGTGAGTGCATACAGTGCAAATGCCTTGCCTTCTTTTTGTAAGCGTTCCATAACCATATCAACATTGTCTTTGTTGATAACAATCCATTCAACTTTACGCATGTTTACTTCGTCAACAGGCGGTAAAACTAGAGACGGTTTTTCAATAGGTTTGGCACTGACTTCAATCGGCTGGGGCTGGGTCGAGCAGGCCGCGAGACTTGTAATCATCGTAAAGCCAAGGACACTCTTTGTTAAAAGCGATGTCATTTTTTGCTGTCCTTTCTTTTTCTGTTAGTTCTGCCCCCGACAGTAGTTCAAAGCATCTACCGGCATTCTCAGTGCCTCTGTTTACTGCTCTTTCAATGCCTGCTGCATTTGCAATAGCTGCTGCTGTTAAATCTATTTCTTGTAGTTTGTCAGCCAGTCTTTGATTTTGTCTGCGAATGCTTTGATACTGTTCATTTAAATTTGTGAGTTCTGCTTGTGCACTAGCGTAATTTTCCTGTAAACTTTCCAGTGCTTCTTCGTTGGTTGCCACTGCGATTTCTAATTTAGCATTGTTTTCTTGCAGAATTGCAATACGTGCTTGTGTATCTTTGTAATACCAATAGCCAATACCGCCCATAACCATCATAATAATTAATAAAACGCCTGCAACTTTCATGCTTATTACCTCACCGCCTACCCTAACAACTTTCCCAGTGTGTTAGGACCTACAATACCATCAGCAACAAGTCCATTTGCTGCCTGCCATTCTTTGACTTGCCTTGCGGTGCCTGGACCAAAGATACCATCTGCTGGATTTATACCTAATATTTCTTGCACTTCTTGAACAAGTGGACCTCTAGAACCTTGACGAATAATTTGATTTGTGTTCAACTCTTTTTCTTCTTCGGCTTCCATTTCCATATCACCACCTAGCACATCTAATGCGTGTGCCCAATGCTTCTTGCGATCTTCTAGTCCAATAGTGCCGCCGTTGATACGTTTGGTCATTTTTAAAATGTCCATGTTGTCACAGTGTTTGTTGATGTTGTTTTCGTCCCAGAACCAGCAAGCACTATCTAATGCACCTTTTTTGGTACGCACATAATCCACTGCTTCTTCTACAGTCATATCTACATCTTCTGCGAATTCTGTGTAGTTGTAACGACCGGTGAGCTGAATAAGGCCACCGCCTCTAAACCTCCAACCGTCACCGGAATCTGTATCCCCGTTGTCCATTCTATTAGCGTAAATGACATTAGCAATTTTTTCAGGTTGTCTATGATATTCATTTGCATCTCTTCCTGCACGTTTGAAATACTTTGGGAAAATAACATTCAGTGCTTTTGCACTGTAGTTTAAGTTTTCACTTACAACACGGAAGCCACCTGATTCGTGTCCACATTGTGCAATAAAGCCTGCTACTCTTGGGATGGTATTGATATCCCACAGCGGCAAGATTTCAAGCATTGCTTCATACCAGTCTTCCCAATCACTTCGGTGGATAAGTTCTTCTGCCATCCACGGTTCAAAATCAAAATCAAAATCTTCTTTGGCCATTATTTTACGTCCTCTACTTTAGAACACTGTCCGCATCTGCACGAATCGCAAATTTTAGTTGAACGTGGTGGCTCGTCATAGTTTTGCAGATCAGCGTAATATGGTGTTCCGCAATGGCTAGGTCTGCCACAGTTTTTGCAATAGTAGTTTTTATAGTCGTTCAACGACGAGTGTGTAACCATTATTTTCTAGTGTCAATGTCTTTTTACCATACTTGGTGACATTGTAATCTCCAAGGTATTTAGTCAAGAACATGATTTCAGGATAAGAATCTACATTGATTGTTTCAGCAATTTTTTGCTGTATATCATCTGAGCGTCCAAAATCTTTTACTTCAAAGCCAATTGGATCTGCATATGCTTTTTTAATAATTAGATCATTATCTTCCATAACAATGCTGTCAACATAACTTTTTGTAAAAAAGTTTTTGAAGTTGTTCATGTTGCTTTCGGTAACTGTTTTTTCATAGTCTTCTGTTGTTAGCGGAATTGTTTTTGTCATTTTTTTGACATCAACTTCGTTTACGTCAAAACTTTTATAATATCTGTATTGAAAGTCTTGTCCTGTTAGTTTGCTAACACCATCAATCAATTCCATGATTTGTTCAGGTGCTTGTTCTTCACGTTCCATTTCAACATATACTCTGTAATAACCGTCGCTCTGTTCACCAGTTGTGGCATCTGCATCTAATACAAAGCTGTATCCACTTTCTACAAATTGCACAAGATCATCTGCTGCACCTTTTTCAAGCACAGTAAAACTCAATACCATAATATCCGAATCACTGCCCATTTTGCTTTGATAACTGTCAATTTCAAAAACAGGATTTACTAAATCAATTAAGTCTTTTTCTCTCAATCCCATTATACTTCATCTCCTGCCTCTGGTGCTGGTGCTGCCTGATCTTCTGCTGCTGGTGCTGCATCTGTTGGTGTTTCGCCTTGTTCTTCTTGGACATCTAAATCGTCAAGTGTTGCACCATACAAGTCTGCAAGTAATTTTTTTGGCATACGCACTTCCACAATCCAAATAGGATGCTTGTCTAGTTTGCCTTTTTTTGTACCAGGACGGATATCATCTGGTTCCATAATCTTGCGTGGCTTAATTATATTTGATTTTAAATAACCTACTTTACAATCGTAGTCTAACAAACGTTTGCCGCCCATAGGGTCAGGCATTTTATCTCTTGGCCAAAAGAACTTGGTAGTGACCCAATGACGATCGATTGTTGGACCTTCTGCTAGTTCACCGTCTTCCCAGTTTGCATAGACATACAGATCCAATTCGTCTAATACTCTTTCAAAATCTTTTAACACATTGAACGCTGTATTGCTTTCATAAATGCTTTCAATATTTTTTATAATGTCTAGTTCGTCGAGAATCATTTTTCAGTTCCTTTTTCTACAGTTATTTATCGCCTTTTGAAAGTTTGAAACTAAATACTGTTGCAGGGAAGGAGTTTCCTGCAAAGGAAACTACCCTGTTATAACTCAAATAGGAGGACTTAATGGGTAAAGCTAAAGCCAAAAGGCAAGCACACATCAAACCGACTACTAATGTCGTCAAACTAAACAACTTCCTTCCAACAAAGGCACGTTCTGTAAATCTTCTACCAAGAAACAGAAGCCAAGAAAGCTACATACTAGAATTATTAAATCATGAAAAAAGCATTGTATTTGGAATCGGACCAGCAGGTACGGGCAAAACAATGTTGGCGTGTTTAGCTGGTGTGAAAAGTTTCTTAGAGGGCAGTGTGGAACGTATCGTTGTCACACGTCCAGCAGTTAGTGCAGACGAGGACTTAGGATTCTTACCAGGTACACTTGAAGAAAAAATGGCACCTTGGACTAGACCTATTTTCGATGTATTTAGAGAATATTTCTATGCTAACGAAATAGAAAGCATGATCAAAGAGGGTGTGATCGAAATATCTCCATTAGCATACATGCGAGGACGAACGTTTAAGGACAGTTTTATTATTGCAGACGAAATGCAAAACGCTACACCGAACCAAATGAAAATGCTGCTAACACGTATTGGCAACAATAGCAAGATGGTGGTCACGGGCGATTTGGCACAAGCAGATAGACTGAAAGACAACGGTTTGATTGACTTTGTGAATCATTTAGATAGTGCAGAGACAACCCGTATTAGCACAGTCCAATTCCATCATGGAGATATTGAACGGCATGAAGCTGTTACAGAAGTGCTCAAAGTGTATGGAGACGCTTAAACTCTAGAACTGTTAAATAAAGGAACATGGTAATCATCACTGTGTTCCTTTTGCTTTAACAAATAAAGCAAATACTCATTTTTTGTATAAATGAGTGTCCATGATTTTTCTTTTATTGGTGGCCTGCCCATTGCATCATAAAAGATTTCACCTACATGATACTTTTCAAACCAAATACGTTTTTTACTAAAACTGCTACGCACAGGAAACCATGCGTAGCGTTCATGCCATTCGATATCAATCTCAACTGTTGCTGGCATTGAGTTCTTTTGCGAGAGGAAATATCTCTGCGATGACCTTAGCACACTCCCAAGCGATTTCCATGTGTTCTTTTTGTGTTCCATTAGCACCTCTCAGTTCAATATAATGCACCCAACTGCGTAATGTACCATTCATGTAAAGTCTTGTTTTAGTGCAGCCTTCTGGTAATACTGCACGAGCTTGTTCTTTAGCAATGCCATTGTCAACAGCCCATTTGTATGCTTTGCCTGCTGCATACATAACGTCTTGCTGAAGTTCTTCCCATTTATCTTGCAATGCAGTGTCTTCAGTTTCGATTGAGTTTTGTCTGTTCTTTTGATCTTGTAGTCGTGCTTCACGCACTACAAACATATCGCCCATTTCTTCGGGGTTAGCGTAACGCTGACTAAACTCTTGAAATGCAAAACTGCGATGACGCACAATCTGGTGTGCAATATCACGTGTAGTGTCAATCTCCATACAAACATTAACCATTTCAAGTGGGCTCCAGTGCGCATGTTTAATCAAATACTTTACAAGTTTTTCACTTGTTTCACTGTTCATTTGATTTGCAGGATTACTTACCCTAGCACAAAACGCAACAAGATCTAATAGATCGTTATCTGCAATGCCCTCTTGTACAAAATCATCTGCTGGTTTTGTGTAACTAACTAATTTTACTGCCAAATTTAATCTCCTTTACCTGGCGCTTCGCTGAAATATTGCATCTTGCCTTCTACACCATGCCATTCCTTTGCATCAGATGGAACATCTTCTTCACGCATGACTGTGATGTTAGGCCATAGCAGACTGTATTTATTGTTGAATTCTACCCACTCTTGTGCGTCTGGTTCCGTATCTGCTCTAATAGCATCAGCAGGACACTCTGGCTCACATACACCGCAATCAATACATTCGTCTGGACGAATCACTAGCATGTTTTCGCCTTCGTAAAAACAATCTACTGGGCATACTTCTACACAATCCATATGTTTGCATTTAATACAAGCGTCATTTACAATATATGTCATAATGCTCCTAATCTAATCAATGTTGCTGCTAAATTAATTTCTGGATCTACAACCAATGTGTGATCTACTAGTCCTTGTTTGATAATCAACACTGCTTGATCCTGTTGCGCATCATCGCCAAACAGTTCAATGTTGTCATACAACCAACGATAGATTTCTTCCATTTCTTCTGCTCGCACAGTGCCACACAACAGTTTCCTAGCATCGTGGATCTTGCCTGCTTTGAACAGTTCTACCATATCCAGTTTCCAGTCAGCTTCACCACTATCGCCTTCTTGTGGACTAACTAGTTTGCCTTCTACTGAATTCATTTGCACCATGTTGATACATTTGCGCAAGTCTGGATAAGTTGCTTTCACATAAGTGTCAAGTGTATCCAAGTCTGGAGTAACGCCTTCTGTGATCAATATCTCTGCAACTCTTGCAGTAAATTCTGTTTGATCAATCTTGGCAATGTGGAAGCCTTGACACCTACTGTGGATCGCTGGAATGATTCTGTTTGGATAGTTACAAGTTAGAATGAAACGTGCTGTGCTGTGATATTCTTCCATAACACCACGCAGTGCCGCTTGTGCGTTTGGCGACAAGTAATCAGCCTCATCCAGCAACACAACCTTAAAGTCACCAAATGGAATCATTTGCACAAACGCAACAATCTTGTCTCGCACATCATCAACACTGTTAGTGCGACTTGCGTTGATTTCTAAGATGTCTAGCGGATTTACATCCAGCTCATTAAAAAGTAATTTAGCAAGAGTAGTTTTACCAATCCCAGCATTGCCACTGAAAAGCAAATGCGGAATAGTTTTATCTTTGATCCATGTCTTAACTTGATTTCTTTGTGCGTCATCTCTAAATACATAACCGTCCACTGTTTTTGGACGATACTTCTCTACCCATAGTTCTTTCATTCAAAATCCTCTGTGCACTCATTAACTAATGTTCCATATTTCATAGCAAACAAACTACCGTATTTGGTTTCGTTGGGGATAAAAAACACATCATGGTATGTTTCGTAGGATGCTAGATCTTCATTAACTTCTTCAAAGTAAAGTTTATGAATAGCACTTTTAGCCAGTTCTACATCAATGTCTAGCGTTTTGAGAATAGCCCAACGCTCTGTTTCGGGAACGGCATGTCCAAGGTGTCCTATAATGGTACCAAGTTTGTAAATCATTGTTACTTTCATTCTATAAGGTTACTCCATACCTTTAGTTTGTCTCTCTTTACATCTGCACGATCATGCAGTTCACGCCAATCTGTAATGCCGTGTCCAACCATTAATTCAATCATGCAATGCACATCACCTAGTTCTTCCACTAGTTTAACACGCTGTTCTTCTTCAATCAAGTCGAAAGTTTCGTACTTGCGCATTATTTTACTACATCGTTGTGTTAGTTCACCACACTCTTCCATTGTGATTGTCATCAACTGCTGTAGTGTGTTAATAGGACTATTCTCCATGTTCTTGATCCTTTCTTATTTTGCAATATATACTCATCCATATTTCATACACAAAGTAAGAAGCAATGGGCCCTATAGCTGGAACCCAAAAACATATCCATATGATATTTGCAAAAGCAAATGCCGATAGATAATCATACCAGCGTGTCATTTTAGCAACATCCTTGCACAAGTCAATACAGTATTGTCTTCCAAACAGTCGCTCCAAATATGATACGTATACCATGTAATGGCACCTGCAACTACAAGAATAAATGCAACTTGAAATAATACTTTCATTTTATACCTTATCGTGTTTCAATTACTTTATCTGCAAGTCCATATTCAACTGCTTCTTCAGCAGTCATGAAATTGTCTCTATCCATGTCACGTTCAAAATCTTCATATGTCTTGCCTGCTGTATTGTGCTTTACATACAAATCAGTAAGCATTTTTTTCATATGTGTGATTTCTTTATACTGAATTTCAATATCGCTTTGCATGCCTCGAGCACCTCCACTGGGTTGGTGTATCATTGTTCTACTGTAGGGCAATACATAGCGTTTTCCTGCTGCACCTGCTTGTGCTAAAAAACTGCCCATACTACATGCTTGTCCCATTACCATTGTGCTTACTGGACACTTGATAAATTGCATAGTATCATAGATTGCCATACCTGCTGTGATTACACCGCCAGGGGAATTAATATACAAATTGATTGCTTTGTCAGGGTTTTGACTTTCCAAAAAAAGCATCTGTGCAACAATCAAGTTTGCCATATGATCTTCAACAGGACCATTAAGCATAATAATACGATCTTTAAGCAGACGACTGTAAATGTCGTAACTGCGTTCACCTTTTTGTTCTGATTCGATTACGATAGGCACTAATGGCATTATCTAACTCCTTATTAACTTTTTAATTCCTGGTATGCCATTTGCACACCTTTTGCTTGGAAGTATGCATCTGCTAGTGCGTTATGCAAGTCAGTTTGCATACTCTTACGTGGATCTACTTGACACATTGCAAACAATGTGCGACTATCACGCACTTGCCAAAACTGCCACGGAATAGGCTTGCTGCATTGACGACACATATCTTCAATGATTGTAATATCAAAGCCGTAGCCGTGTCCCCACAACACATCAACTCCTACCATCCATTTAGGCAACATTTCAATAAAGGTGTCCATAGCAACACGCCCTTCTTCTGAGAACGCTTCTTCTTGCACTTTAGGATCCTGTTGTCCCCACCAAGCAATAGTATCGTCATTTACTTTGCGGTATTGACTGTCAATGTCTAGTTTGTAGTAAAATTCACTATATGGTTCTGCGTTTGAAAATGGATCAAACTTTACACCACCAACTGTTAATACTGCTGCGGCAGGTGTGACGTCTAGTGTTTCTAGATCAATCATTGCGTGAATAGCCATAGATACTCCGTGTGTTATTACTTTACTATACTACGGTAGTATTTTCTTTTTGTCAAGCACTATATCTTCATATTCATCTGATTTACTCGGACACAATGAACATTGAGGAATACTGTTATTCAAATTTTGAATTTGAACTTCTAAGTTATTACTCATTGGATCAATAGGACGGTAACTTTCATACAACTCTTTGTCCTGCGGTCGCACTGAATATTTTTTCACAAACTCCTGTGCGCCAACAACTGTTCCGCACTTATACATTTTGCCTTTGAATATATATGGTGTATCTTTGTGCCAGCAATTAGCATGTGCCTTGTTTGCTTTACTTTTATGAAAATGCCACACACCCTCTTTGAATGTGCTAGGACCCCATTTTATAAACCGTGTTTTGTAATTGATAATAAAAGCAGGATGGTTACCTAACAAGATTGCTTCATCATATTCACAACCGATGTGTCTTGGTTGATCTTTTATAAAGTTCCTTTTTGTAATTTGATATTTTTCATATTTGCCATCCAGCACATCATCTATTATATCAAATGCACGTTTTACATGTGCCATTGAATGAAAACTTAGTTCAATGGTTACGCCTCTATCAAACCAACTTTTAAACTTGTCTGCATGTTTAGCCAATAATGTGCCATTGGTAACAACTCTAAAATCTTTACAATCAAACCTGTCACGTAAACCGTGCACCCAACTATCTAGATCATAATTGACAAATGGTTCTCCGCCAATGATACAAAAGTCGTTTACGTGTAATTTTTGAGACCAAGCGTTTGCTTCTTGTTCAAATCTAACAAACTTGTCGTTTCCACCTAATGCAAAATTATTAAAGTTACTACAATTGTTACATGTTAAATTACAGCTATGGCTAATATACCATTGCAACGTAGGAACTAATATTTTTCCATTAGATAAAACTTTGCCATTTATCACTGATTTATTTCTATTTTCTGTTTCTTTTTAGTAGGAAAAACAAAATCGGTCATGTGATGTTCTCTACGATTTTTTTTTTTTTTTTTGTATCCAATACCCATCAAAAGATGCACATGATTGTTTACTTCTAATATTTCGGCTACTTTTGCTGGATCAAAACAAGCACAGCATCCTGTGCTGTATCCAAGCATACTGGCTGTAATATTTGCATATCCTGCTGCAATGCCAACAGCCATGTGTTTGTCTTTTAACAAATCTTCTGGTGCTTCTAGTGTTTTGCTAGGAACGAACACGTCTCCAAAAACATTTTCTGCAGGTTCTTCATCCGAATCTGTAATTACCAAAAGCAAGTTTGCCAATACTTGACTGTTGGTTGCAGTTTCACCTGTAGCAAAATTAGCAACAAAGCCGTCGGTAGTTTCGTAAATTTTTTCTATTTTGTTTCTGTCTGTTACAAAATGCACTTTGTAATATGCTACATTTTGTTTGCTTGGACAGTCGGTGACTGCCGTTTTGATAAGTTCAATATCTTCCTCTGGTATTTGTTTTGATAAATCCCAGTTACGTTGACAATGTTGACTTCTAATTATTGCCTTTTTAATACTTTTCTTATCCACGGCAGTCTCCTTTAAGATATTTATCCTAAAAACTGCTCTAAGTTTGGCGCCTTCCAGCCTTCTGGCTTTAATACTTTTCCATCTTCACGCTTGCGAACTTTGCCTGTGTCTGGATCGATCTTAGCAAAGTTTGTGTCCATTACTTCTTTCCAAGCACCTTCTCCGTCAAAGCCGCCTGCACGAATAGCACCCATAGTAACAACAAGAATGTCAACAAGTGCGTCAAGTTGTTCTACACGATCATCTGCTGCTATAGCATCTGCAAGTTCGTTGTATTCTTCTGCAATAAGGCCGAGATACATATCATAGTTTGCTTCTGATGGCTCTTGATCACACGCTGAGCCGAAGCGTTCAATATCTGCAAATGGGTTTGTCATTATGGTTCGTCTCCAATATATACATCTTCTGGTTTTTCATCTGAATATGCTAATACACTTTCAGCTTCGATCATACGTAATGTTGTTTCACCATTACCTTCGTCAATTTTTACACCACGTGTCCATCTTCCGTGTTCGATCAAAATCCAATCGCCTACATTGTATTCTTCAGTGTTATCAGGACCTTTTGAATGCACTTTACCCCAACGTGGATAAATGCCACGTGAAGTTCCGTTATCATCTCGAATTATCAATCCGCCTGCAGTTTTTTGTTCTCCAAAATACATATCACTTACAATTACCCTATTTCCAATAGGGGATAATTTTCCATTAATAGTATCAAGATTAATTGCCATTATTCACCTTTTCTAATAAAATTTCCGTCTGCATCCTCAACCCATTCACCTACAGGTTGATCAACAGTTTTCTTTGGTTGTGGTGTCGCTGTAACTTTTTTTGGAGTAGGTTTTGGAGGCACAATTTCTTCGTCAAATTCTTGTAACTCTGCTGCTTCGTTTTCTGTCAATGCGGGTGCTTGTTCATCTTCTCGAATCACAGGTTGACTGTCGTAATATTCTTTTACAACTTCTTCCCGTCTACGAATAATTTGTCCACCAGGACCTAATTCGTCACCTCGTGCATTTACCTTTGCGTTGCCCACAGCAGGAGTTAATTCGTTGCGTTTAATCAACAAATCTAGATCGACTACTTTGCCTTGCATACTCCGATAAGTCTTACGACCCTTACTTCTAGCTACCATCTAGACCTCCTTATTTAATATACAAATACTTATGATATTTGTCAAGTGCTAAATTTAAATTGAACATTTCCAATATCCTATTTTTCGTTGATAATGATATGCTTTTCTATGCCAGTTTTCGTCAGGCGTTGTTTTGTCAAAATGATCAATTGTTACACGCTCAGAATCTACATTCAACATATCTTTGGCAATGTCTTTCTGAACTCGTATAGTAATTGGATATTTTAAATCCTTTTCTCTACACATGCGTAAATTCAAAGAAACAACATCTCTAGCTTTCCACGCAGGCACAATTTTTTCGCTGACCAAAAAATTGTATAGATCTGTTTCTAGTTTTTGAATGTTTTGGCTTAATCTAACGCTGCTTGCACCTTTGTATTCCCAAAGCATATCGTCGCTACCTTTTGCTTGACGTCCCCATAAAGCACGTTTTGCATAAACATCTTCAAAACTTTTTTTAGTGTTATTGTATTCATCATGTAATATACCTGGTTTATGTTTAATCCAATTAAAAAGTTTGTAATATAAATCAGTTTCTAATATACCGTGTTTGCGACAATACTTAGCAAGGTAATGACCCCATCCGTAATAATACATTAAAATTACCAGCCAGCTAAACATGTGGCCCTGAATCACTGTGTCATGATCAGCTGTGTCTGTAGAATATATAACATCTGTATATTCTGTAATATATTTTTCATCTGCATCTAAATACACTGTATCCAATGCTATATTGCGCACATCCAATCCATTTTGCTCTTGATATATTTTGTTACCCATAGGCGAGTTGTCAGTTACCACCAATGGATGTATCATTAAATAATTATCTTGTCCTGCATCTATGAGCTGTTGTATACCTGATTTTAAACTATCAAAGGTTTCACCTGGCAAGGGCCAAATCAATTCACTATAAGTTGCAATGCCATCTTTTTTGTATTGATCAAAATACTTTTTTAATTCATCAAAGTCTAAATTAAATCTATCTACACGTTGTAATGTATCATTATTGAAACTTTGTAATGCTACTGTGATACCTTTAAAAATATCAACGCCACTGTCGTGTGCATATTTTGCAATAGCATAGTTTTTATCATGATTATTTTTACTCCAAGTTGCGTCCCACCACATTGGATAGCCATATGTTTTCTTTGTTTCTATAACATGTTTTGTAAGTTCAAAATCTCTATCTAACATACCCCAATTGCTGTCGCAAACACTTACATATTCAATACGGTTTTTACCCATCCAATCTATTTCTGCTTTGCAACGTTCAATATCAAACAGTGTAAGTTTATTCCAGTATTCTTCACCTATGTCACAAAAACTACAATGATATGGACAACCACGTAAACTTTCCCAAGTAACTTGAAACATTGTATCCTCAGGATACTTGGCCATAATAGGTTCATAAAAACCTTCTAGTATCGGGCTAGGTATATTGTTTATGTTCTTCCTACGCATTGCCGGCTCTGGCATATGATACAGAGTTTGCACGTTTGGTATACTTTGCCAATCTTCTCCTGCTAGTATGCTTTTAAATGCTTCTTCACCTTCGCCATGTATACATGCATCAAACATAGGATGCTTGTCAAAAAAATTAGGATCGTGTTTGCTTATTTGCGGCCCACCAGTAATGATTTTACACTGTCTAAACTTGCGTTTGATTTGTTTTGCTAGTTCTCTATTGTATTCCCAATTCCATATATAACTACTCATAGCAACTAGATCAGGAGATTGCATAGTTGCTACATAATCTTTGGGTTCTGTTTTTTCGATCAAAACATCTTTTAATGTCCAGTTTTCATTTTTTCCGTAGCACCATTGATACCCTACTGCAAGTGGCAAAAACTTATTTGGTCCGTGATTGTCACTTGCTTGCACTAGATATAAATTCATAGTCTTTCTTCTTGATTTCTACTGGAAATGTTTTTCTAATTTTTTTAGCATTACTACACATTGAACATTGCGGAACACTATTTTTTAAATTATTTATTGCTGATTCTAAGTCATTGTCGTAAAGATTGACAGGCCTATACTGTTCTATTAAACTTGCATTTTTTATTTTATAACGTTCCAGCATACCTTGAGCTCCGACCAATGCTCCACATTTATATAAATTGCCACGATAAAAATAATGGCAGTCTTTCCAAGCACAAAATTTGTGTGTGAATTCTGCGTCATCTGTGCCATCTATAGTATGAGTATAAAAATCATATGCTCCTACAACAACAATAGCCACACGGTTATCTACAAAGTAAATTTCATCAAATTCTTCGTAATAATCTGGATTGCCTTGCCATTGTTTGCCCGTAATTTTATTTGTAGTAGAACCTAGTATTTCTTTAATTGCAAGATCTATTTTTTGTTTATGTATTGGGTCGTGATATTGTATTTCTAGAACAATGCCATTATCTATCCATTGTTTTATGTTATGTATGTGATATTCTAAATAAGTGCCATTTGTGCAAACTTTAAAGTCCTGAGTATCAAAATATTTTCGCACACCCATTGCCCACTTATGTATATCAGGATTAGCAAAAGGTTCTCCGCCAATAATGCTACAATCCTCTATGTAAACACGCTCACTCCACAGTTTTACATATTCTTCGTTGTCTTCCCAACGTTCATGTCCACTAATTTTGTAGTTATTGTAACTCAAACAATTTGCACAACTTAGATTACAAGTATGTGTAATATACCATTGACCCATTTCTACGAAATGTTTCATCTTAAAAATTCACGCCAATCTAAATTGTATTTTAAACTATCAATCCTATGCACACCGATCAAATATAACACATAACTAGCAACACTTGATCCTCTACCTACTCCCCATACAATATCGTTCTCACGCATAAAGTCCACAAGATATATCATATAGCGTAATAGGTTATTCAATCCTCTACCTTCAAACTCTGCAAGTTCTTCTGCACATCTTGCTGTTTCTTCTTT